TATAAATGAATAAGCATTTCGTGTAACCTCAAATCCAGCAGCACCAATAGACTTGTTTAAACCCAAAGGTCTTGTTCCTGTTATTAATACATTGGATTCAATATTGGTAGCCAATCCTTCTTCTCCCTCGGAAGTTCCCATAACGCGTAAGTTATACGCTTCTACATGGTCGTTCTGTGGAATAAACTCAATGGCATCGTCTTGATTCATGCCACCTTGACGAAATAATTTTATATTTTCTGGCATAATATGTTAAGCTCTTGCAGTAAGTCCTGTTAAACTTCTCTTTTTTGACGTAAACTCGGAAGCGTATGCTTTATTGATACGCATCTTTGCTAAACGCATTTCTCTGTAATATTCGGTTTTGTATTCTCTTACCTGACCCGCACTAAACTTTTTAACCATGTCCGTAGAGCTTTTCCAACGGATGTAGCACATAAAAGCTTCTTCAGCCCTTGCATCAATCTGATAATCATCCGCAGTTTCATCATATCCATCTGATAAGTATTCAAAAAGTATTTCTTCGTATTTATTTTTAGGGTTTAACAAGATAACTCCTGCTCCCTCATCAATGTCAAAGTCACATATCTGCGCTGTGCCGCTATTTAATCCAAATAGGGTATAAGATGTACCGCCCCACCAATAATTACTGTAAAGGTACGGATAAGGAAGCGGAGCAACGTAGTTTCCTATCGTTGTTAATTCTGGTACGCCATCATTTCTATCTTCTTGGTTTTGGTATATCGCGTGGTACTGTGAAAGCTGTTCATTTTTAGTGAACGTAATAATCTCTCCACGCTCATTGATAATACCCATCTTCGAGTAAGTCAAGTAATCTACTGGCAATAAGACTGTATTGTTTGGTCTTACTGGCAATAGCGATGTCTTCATCTGCCCTGTAATGTCCAAATTAAAGGCACGAGAACCACGCACGCCAATATTGTATAAACGCCTAAACTGATGCGAACTTTGGTCTGCACTATCTAAAAATTGAGCTACTAACTGCCTTAATCCTATCGTTGCCATGTCTATTGTATGGTTGGTAAGTCACGAGCATCATTCATTACGTCTTCTGGTAATCCTTTTGATGCTCTTAACATTTGAAATATTTTACCTATAATTTCACTCTCGGAACTCTTTGGTACGTTCAATTCTGCATCTAACAAATCTCCTGTACTGCTTATCGCTCCTATCATTGTGATATTCACAGCATTAAACATGTACTCTTGGATATTATCGTAATACAATTTACCATCTTCAATGTAAGCTAAAATAAAGCCTTTTACGGCAGGTAACATATCCTGCATGAACTTATCCTTATTCTTCATTAAAACTATCTGTCTGCGTCTTCCCTGTATTCCTAGAGGAGTAATATTTACTATCTCTTGATTATTAGGTAAAGCAGCAGGTATTTGTGGTAGCGTAGAATAATTTTGTTTAAGTACCGAATCATACGCAACATTAACATTCTTAAATGTAGAAGTAAATGTATCATTCGCATAAGTCGTTTCTCCGTTATTACTATTTTCAAACGCATTCTTTCTTGCTTGAAATGCCACCTCTTGTGCTACAAGCTCCGCAATGTAACGTAACGAAAACGCTGCATCATCCGAAGGGATTCCGCCATAAAGCATAGTCCTAATCTGTTCGCTTATTTTCTGATAGGTCATTATTTCGCTTGTTGAGTTTCTAACTGTGAGAACTGTTGCAACATTCCATCTCTCATATTTTGAGCAATGTCTTGTAATGCAAGGTAAATGATGTTATCAATATCTAAGTCACTCCACTCTGGTTGAACAGAGGTTGCTGAATTATAAACAGGTCTGCTACTTACTAATGTATATCCCCAAACACTTGTTGTAGGCTCTCTTAGGTAAATCAACTTAACTCCTGTAACATCTATTGGGTAAAACTGAAGTAAATCATCGTACTCCGAATAAATAGGAAACTTTGCAGTTGGCATTTCTATCTTAGAAGATAAGTTATTAGCTAGCCTATCTTTCTCTACCCTTTTTACAGGATATTGAACACCAGCAACATCAACAGTAATAGCGTCTACGTGAAACAAATTAACAGGGGTTGTATAAGTTCCTGTTCCTGTCAATGTAACCGCTATCGGATTTGTAAAAAACTTGCTTAAAGCATCCGAAATACGCTGCGTCTTATAATATTGAGCGTATAAAGAATTAAAGTATTTAATTTCTGCACGAGGAAAAATCAAGTTAAAGTCATTAGGAGAAATGTTCCCTAAAAACCCGCTTTTATTTGCTCTATACTGAACAAGTTTGTATATTTCGTTGATGTCTGCCATTGACTTGTTTTGACTTAAACAAATGTAACTCAAAAAAACAATACTTTTTTAAATCAAAAAACCCCACACCTTTCGATGTGGGGTAAAAACAAAGAGAGAATTTGGACAGAATCCTCCTTTTGCTATTTTAAAGCTTAGATAGTTGCTCAAACAATTCAAGAATGCCAGACTCCTTATTAACTGCTCTTTCGGCCAGTTGGTCTGCAACATCTGAATTTGGAGCTATACTAGTAATCTCCGCTTTACTTTCCGCCCAAACAAGCTTTCCGCTATTCTTGTTTACGGCAATAATATCATTCTTTATAGCTTCCCTAAAAGAATACTGATATTTATTTTTAGGATTAACAAAATGCTTTATAAAGTAAGCAGGGTTAGACTTGGCAGCTACAATGAAGTCTTTTCTTACTCCAGCTTCGCTTTGCTCTAAACTGATACCTAATACACTTGCAAACTCATACATTTCTTTTGTAGAAGCATTTCTTGCTGCACTTTCAGAGTTCCAAGCTAAGTCTAAATTATCTTGAGTACTCTTTAAGATAGCTTCAGGATTTAATAAACGATAAACAGGAGGAATGCTTTTAAGCTTCTTCTTCTTGCCTTCATACATATCCTGAATCATTAAGGCAGCCATCTTTGACTTCTCAATTCCTCTAACAGATAATCTTCCGTTCTTAAACTCTAATTGATTGTCATCACTAGCAAGAAGTGAACCTTCCTCTTCTTTTGACAAATCTCTTTGCTCATCAATCCAAATAGATTCTTCTGTATTAATAAACCTCCATGCTCTTTGACGATTTTCTTCTTCATCCCAAGCAAGGCCACTATTAGGAATAGCAAATGTTGGAGGATAAACTGTATCACTCTTACCAACACTCTTTTCGCTATTTCTTCCTGTAATAACAACAATCTCTGGCTTATAAAGCTCATGAGTTTTAACTAGCTCGAAGTTGAAAACCTTTTCTAAATCGTCTATGCTATACTCTGCTCTTTTGCCAAAGTTTTCAATGTCGGCAGCACTCTTTCTCCCAAAGTTTGGATTGCCTTTTTTCTTTTCAATTAACTGTTCCATTTTTCTCTTTTGTTTTTAATTTAATTTTACTGCATACTTATTTTGTATATTTTTTTCTTTTATAAAATTAAGATATGCTTTACTTGCATCTTCTTCATTATTAAAAGAACCTATATGAATAACCTTTCCTTTGTAATAAGAAAAAGATTTCCAATATTTTTTGCCCTTGTATTCTGAATAAGAAACACCTGCGCACTTAGACTTTTTTTTTGAGTTTTTAATTTCTCTATGGGTAGTATTTTCTCTTGAAGTAACCCATTCAAGATTTCCAACAACATTATTTATTTTGCTTCCGTCTATGTGATTAACTTGAGGAAGGTTTTCTTTGTTTTCAATAAAAGCATCGGCTATCAACCTGTGAACCTTTACCATCTTTCCTTTGCCATCTTTCCATAATCCACAACATATATAACCTCTTGTTATAGATGTTTTAAGGATACCTCCTTGTGTAGTATTCCTTGGCAAACTTTTTACGTTTCCTGCATTACTGACTTCATACAAGCCTTCATACCCTTTTACTTTTTTCCATGTTTCCATAAGGCAAACATATAAAATAAATCGGATAACCAATACATGGCTACCCGATTTATTAAAAAAAAATACTAGGACTTTTTAAGCAAAACGTATTGATTCGCAGCAAATACCTGTACTCCGTAATATGCTTGTTGGAATACATCTAACTCCAATTTGGTAGTTTTACCATTAGGTGAAAGACCTCCAGTTTCGCCAATTACAACCTTGCCAAATCCAGGGATGTTTTGGTAACGTACACAGAAATTAGGAACAATGTTCTTAGTTTTTGCATCAGTACCAGTACCTTTTGGAATTAACAAACCGAAGTTGTCACGAGTTGTTCCTGCCACGTTGTTACCATAGAAGGCAGCTTGTGAGAAAGGAAGGTAACGAGTGAAGTTGTACTTACGGTGGTATGGAGTGAATGACTTAAATCCTCTCGCAAGGTCTAAATTATCCATGCTTCCAGATTGAGCGTACAAGATAGCACCATTGTTGAAATCGTTACCCAAAGCATTTTGGATTTCGATACTCTGGTTTGTATCAGACAACCAATCGTACTCACCCGGCCCACCTTGACTATCAATTTGACGCTCGATTTGAGCAAAAGTAGTCTGCGCACCCATTGTAGAGTAGTATTGAGTTGTACCGTTTGCCTGTACTTGCTGAATAACACCAGCAGAACCTGACTCATTGTAACCCAAGTTATCAGTTAGGTTTGAATCCATAAGAGCAACTTCTTTTTGAAGCATCATCTCATAGTTGTCATCCTTTAACTGCTTGTACTTGTAGAAACGCTGACCATCAATCTCAAAGTCAATTCTTTCAGCCATTGATAAATCAGTGAACTTGCTATCCTTACGGATTTGAGTACAATAGTTAGTATACTTGTCGATGTTACGAACTTCCGTACCTGTGTAATCAGAAGCCTCACCTAAGTACTTATAACCTCTGTTCTGTAATACATCACCTGCAAGAGTTGAAGAATTATCAGTAGAAACTACTGGAGTCAATACAAACGTGTGAGCGTATGGAGTGGTCTTGTTTGGAACAGCACTTACACGAGATTCAACTCCTGTACGAGCGTTGTAGAAAATTTGACCTTCGTTTGGTAATGAACGAGTTCCAGAAGCAGAATAAGCTCCAGCTGCAACAGTAATAGTTGCAGGCGCACCAGCAGAAACAGAAACCGCAGCTGATGACTGTACGAAGCCCATTGCACGACCTGCTTGCTCATACCAATAGAATAATTTGTTATCAGTAGGCATTTCATTACCTGCTAATTCGTTCATCATTACAATTGGAACGAACTTCCACTTGTCGATGAATTGATTGTACGCGCGTGGTACAATGATGTTAAGCTCACTAATGAGCGTTCCGGCTCTGGTTACGGCCGGGGTGGTAAAACTTGATGGTAAAGCTGACATTTTTTTAAATTTTAAATTTTTCTATTTTTGTTAATTATTCCCCAGCTTCCATTGCTACTTGCCAAAATGGCTTTGATACTTTAAAGTCTGTTGAAGACCTATCATCCATATCAATATTTTTTATATCTCTGGATATTACTTCTTTCCTTGTAGCGGTTTTGATTTGTGTTGCAACAGAACCAATCATCTTACCCTCGTTTTCTAATTTATACACATCCTCGGTAATCTTTAGAATATTAGGGTTTCCTTCTTGGTCAAACCATCCTCGCTTGGATAGATATTCAGAAGCATTGAAGCCTTTCATTGTATTGGTTAAAGCAACCTTTTCCTCATTAGTAATTTTGTAAACGACATCCTCGCCATTTAGCTTATACTTAAAGTCGGAAAGTTTGGGTACTTCGGCCTCTACCATGTCTTCCCAAAGTTGATTTAGTCTAGCTAATTCTTCTGGGTCGTCTTGTGGTTCAACTACTTCTTGGGTTAATTTGGGAAATTCTATGTTTTTCTTTTGTTCATCAAGGACACGTCTAGCTTCTCTAGCATCTCTAGCAAGAATAGTTTCACGCTCCTCAATCGTTTCATTGAACTCCACCGCACTCTGGTACTCATCTGGGTAAATATCTTCGTCTATTTGAGACAAATCTTTTTTACCTGCTAAGTTACCGTACTTTGATTTTAATTCAATAGCAATATCCTTTTCTGTCCAATTTGGATTAGAACGGATAATGTTTTCTTTTACTACATCGTAATCAGACATAGTAGAGTAATCCTTTCTCTTTTCAGATAAGTAATTAAATAATTCGTCTTCCTTACCTGATTGTAGAGCTTCGATAATAGTTCTAGCGTCATCACTCATTTCTGGGTAACGCTCGATTATCTTTTCTACTACTTGTGCTACTGGCTCATCTACCGAAACAACTTCATTAGTATCGTTATCCGTTACTATTTCAGCTCCTTCTGGTAAAACAATTTCAATAGAACTGTCTACTGGTGCGGAATTTTCGATTGTTGGTGTGCTTGACACCTCTGATGGTGTAGATTCAATAGTCTGCTCCTCGAAATTATCGAGTACCGCATCCTCCCATGTTTTGGCTACATTTACTTTTTCACTCATATTGATTTGTCTTTAAATTCTCTTTAGCAAAATTAAACTATAAAAACCAACATTTTTAAACTTACATCATTTGTTCTTCTTCGCCCTGCATCATGCCTTCTTCTGCCATGCCCATTTCTTCTTCGCCCATAGCCATCTGCTCTTCACCCATTCCCATTTCCTCTTGACCCATAGCTTGTTGTTGTTGCACCATCATCTGCTCTTCTTCGGCAGCTTCTTGTTCGGCCATAGCTTGCATTTCTTTTTCTTGCTCGGCTATTTCTTCCATTAACAACTGCTTGTTGGTTTTATCTACAAGACCAATGCCATCAAATATCATTGAAGGTAACTGCTCCATAGTCTTACCCTGCGCAAGTAATGCTTTCATTAACTCAATCTTCATGATACTTGCGTACTTAGTCATTTCCTCAATTTTCATTGATTCTAACTTGTCGTTTTCTCTATCCTTTTCTAAGTCATTCTTTAACTGAATAACTTCCATTTCGCCCTGTGATTTAGCTTGTGCTGCTGCAACTGCTGCCTCTGTATTGGACTGGGAATTTAATTGAGCTTCTTTTATACGTTGCTTTTCACGTTTCTTTTGTCTAGCTGCTAATAAGTACGAAGCATATTTAACATTTGTTTGAGATAGCTCCTCTACTTGTAAAGCATCTTGAAGCGTAATCTCTTTGTTGTTTAATGCAATATTGATACGCTCTTGCAGAATTGCTTGTGCTGTATCATCTAATACCGCTTCAATCTTAACATCAAACTGCGCACGCTCAAAATCATCAGTAGACTCTAATCTAACATATTCAACTTTGTCGTTGCCAAGTGCGGCCATATACCCTTCATAGCCACCTTTCTTGTAAACCAAAATATCCCAACCTAACTGCTGAACTTTCAATGCAGTCGGCTCCATTATATTTAAGTACGCATTGTAGATATAGTTTGAAGCACTTTCTCCCTGCTTTCTAGCATCTTGGAACACCTGCTTACCTACGGCCTGATTGTTTATTTGTCCAGAATCTAACGCATTAGAACCAATAATGGTAACTAACTTCTGATATTCTGCTTGCCACTGACCTTCTAATTGCTGTAACTTGTTTGAGAAGTTTACATTGTTAGGTGTAATAGGAGGCGCTCTACGCTCCTCACCATCATCTCCAACACCCTTGTAATACATATTACCTGTTTGTAGGTAAATTCCGTATAACTGAATAGGAGAAACAATACCTACTCCAGAACCTAAATCAATATCAGAAAGTCCTGCAAAGTCAATGTTTGAACCATCAGGAGCAATCGTAGCAATAATGTTTTGTGTTTTAAGATTTAGCAACTGCATCATCTTAATACTAGGTATCATTGTTTCAATCAATGGTGTATTTACCATCTGATTGTTATTGTACATAAATACTGTGTACGGAGAAAGTATCTCGGTATGATTCTTCTCTGGCTTAATCATGTTCCTGCTTAAACCCCATTCTAATACTCTGTCTGTATTAATGATGTAAGCACCTGTATAACTCACATAGTAAGGCTTAGATTTCTCATACTCCTTACCAGCTTTAATTTCTTTAGCTGGGTCTAGTACCTCTTTTCCGAATCTATCTAAACTCTTTTCGTATTTTAAATTGTAAAGCGTTTTGTAAGTTAAGTTACATACTTGAACACGATATGAGTCGTAAGGTCTAGCGACTGCATTTAGCCAAACGTATGACCAATTGTAAGTCCATAAAGCATTATTG